AATAGATTAGCAGCACCGACGCAACGGCAATCACGACCCCACCAACTAATTGAACGCGCTGTATTAATAAGTTCTTCGTCATTTGAGCACACCATACCACCTTCACCAGTCGACATGTGATGCGCTGGATAAAAAGAAGTGGTCCATGAATAATAATAGTCAGTCAACAATCTGTCATTCCACTTTGTGCCAAGAGAATCACAATTATCACCAATGAGATAAATGTCATTCTCAGCACAAATGCGAGCAATACGATCCATATCAGGTGGATTACCGAGAACAGGTGAAACGAAAACGGCAACTGTCTTGTCAGTGATCCACTTCTCAACATGATCAAGATTAAAGTTGAGTGTATCCATTTCAATATCAACGAACACAGGCGTCAATCCGTTTTGTACCAACGGAGCAATCGTAGTTGGGAAGCCAACAGGTGATACGATAACTTGATCGCCATCTTTCCAACCAAGACGTTTCTTGAGAGCAGCAACCATGGTAAGATTGGCTGATGATCCAGAGTTGACCATGTGACAATGCTTGACATTGAACTTATGTCCAAACGCCCATTGAAACTTGGCAACGTTTTCACCAGAGACTAGCCACTTGCCTGTTAAGAATGCAGTGACGCCAGCGATAACTTCCTTCTCATCCCAATATGGACCAGAATAGAATACAGTGTCTTTCTCAGGATTGAATTGCTTACAATTATAAGCATATTTCGGCGTGCCAACAGCGGCAACCAATTCTTCAATCATTTGCTTCACGTCAATCATTATTTCGTCCTCAAAATTTGTGCAAGATATCTACCATAATCAGACTTACTATACTTCTCTGCAGCCCGACGAATTTCATTTTCTGTAATCCATGCATTACGATATGCAATTTCTTCAGGGCATGCAATCATCATTCCTGTTCTACGCTGAACAGAACCAACGAACACAGAAGCCTCTGAAAGAGATTCAAACGTGCCAGTATCAATCCAAGCAATACCACGATTCAGATACTCAATCTTGCAATTGTGATCTTGCATATAAAGATTGTTGATGTCAGTAATTTCTAATTCGCCTCTTGCTGAAGGAGTTATCCTCCAAGCATATTCTACTACTTTATTGTCGTAAAAGTAAAGCCCAGTGACTGCATAATTGCTTGGAGCAACTTTTGGCTTCTCTACAATTCTAACAGGATCATCATTATGATCAAGTTCAATCACACCAAATCTTTCTGGATCTGCAACATGATAAGCAAACAAAGTGCAACCAGTATTGTTCCAAGAAGCAGCATTGAATCGATTGATAAGTTCGTTACCATAGAAAATATTGTCGCCAAGAATGAGCGTAACATCATCCTTGCCAATCCACTTTTCAGCAATACGAAAACACTCAGCAATACCTCTTGGTTCTAATTGAGTTGCATATGAGATATTCAACCCCCATTGTGATCCATTACCAATTAAATTTTCAAATGGTGTACGATCAGCAGGTGAAGTGATGATCATAATCTCACGAATACCAGCCATCATCAATGTTGAGATTGGATAATAGACCAATGGCTTATCATATACAGGCAGTAATTGTTTTGAAATTACTTTTGTGCATGGATACAAGCGAGTACCGAGACCGCCTGATAAAATAATTCCCTTACGCATTATAATACTCCAATGTTTTTTCTAGACCTTCAGCAAGTTTAGTCTTTGCTGACCAACCTAGTTCTTTATAAATCTTACTCGCATCCATTGCATATCTGAAATCATGACCTTTACGATCATTCACAAAATTAATCCATGATTGATACATATGCACTGGCTTGCCCATAACGTCAAGAATCAAAGTGACCATATCGAGATTGCTCATCTCAACACCACCACCGATGTTATAACGCTCGCCTGTTTTCCAATTCTCTTTGATTGTAAGTAAAGCGTCACAGTGATCTTCAACATATAACCAATCACGAACATTCATTCCGCTACCATAAACAGGAACAGGTGTATTGTTTTTAATATGGCGAATAATTGTTGGAATAAATTTCTCGCGATGCTGGCGAGGACCATAGTTATTTGAACAATTGGTTACAATTGCATCAATATTATGCGTGTTGATATATGCGCGAACAAGATGATCGCTGGCTGCTTTGGTTGCAGAATACGGATTGCGAGGATTGTATGGAGTATTCTCAGTGAACGGAGGATCTTCGTGAGTTAGACTTCCGTAGACTTCATCAGTCGAGATGTGGACTAATCGACTCCTGTGTTTACGGATACACTTGATGATATTGTGAGTTCCGCCAATGTTAGTGTCCACGAACACATCATCGCCCCGAATAGAGTTATCCACGTGAGATTCAGCAGCAAAATGGAAAGTGTGAGAAGGTTGGAAGTCTGCATAGAGATTCTCCAGAACACCAAGATTGCGAATGTCGCAATGCTTAACTTCTAGGCGATAATCTTCCCAATAGCCATTCAGGTTGCTTCCATTCGCGGCATAGGAATGATTATCAAGGACGACTACCGTGTCACTTGCATATTTTTTCAGGTGAGAGATTACAAAATTAGAACCAATAAATCCCAAACCACCAGTCACAAATACAGTCATAAAACCTCAATTATAATTCAACTTCCTCATAAATTGCAGGATTTGATTTGCCATAATTTCTCATGATGACGCCAGCCTTACTGTTTGCTTCGTTCTCAAACTCGCTTCCTGTCTCACCTGCATAACTGGTCAATATTCCATCTTCGTTTTGTTTGTGATGGACCAATTCATGCCCCAACGTTCTCAAAACATCTGCGAGATGTCGACCAGCAACGTTTAAATGAATAGTTCTTTCAGAAGGAGAGTACCCACCAAAACTGGTATTCTCGCGAGCCATGCCGCGATCGTTGATCAAAACGAGTCTTGGGAGTTCAGCAATACCCAAATTATTTTTGCAGTAACCCATGAAGTCCTGAATACTGCTATGGGTTTCTTGTTCCTTCAGGTATTCTCTGAATTTTTTCATTAGATTTATAAACCTTTTTTAGAAATCTTTTCCAAACTTTAGGATCTTGTCTGCGGAAATGCAGACGATACATAAAGATGGCTTCACATTCTTTCCAGCCAATCTTATGCGCTTTCCTCAGTTTATTTATATCTAATTTCTCCGCTTGGGTTTCGTATGCATGAGCATCCAGTTCATCAGGATTCCCATAATACATCGCTTTCATTTTGTTTTGTTTCGGCTTCGGCTTATATTCTTTCTGTAAAAGCAATGGACGTTGTTTCTGCTGATGTTTGTGTCGATACTCGTGATGAATTGCTCTAATGATCTTTACAGCAAGATTATGAGCGCCCTTTTCTGTAATGGTTACTTTCTTAGAATCCTCGGGAAAGTTTAAACAGATATAGATGTGCTCTGGAACTATATCCGAAATTCGTAAGCAATAATGACCATTTACGATCACATTATGATCAGGGTAATATTCGCCCTCAAATCTTTCTGATGAAAAGCAAACAATATATGGCTTGAATGCTTTATTCAGTTGACGAATGATAGAAGGAATATGCTTCTCTCCGACCCATTTTTCGGCGAGAGCATAGACCTTCTTTTCGATCTTCTTGAGTTGCATTACACTTTTAGATTTTTGAACTTGTCTGTACTACGACCACGATCAAAGACAGGCTTTGATTCGTTTTCTTTCATCACAGCATCTTGGGCTTTCTGCTCAAGATCATAAAGTTTCATCTTTGCGCGATCAATACCAACCGTGAATCTCTTATGAAGATTCGGATCATTATAACGATTCTTCAACTGCTTCACGAGAATCTGATTTAACTGTTGCAACTCTTCAGTACTAACAAGAGCGAACATGAAGTCAGCGGTTGCTGGCAAACCAAATGATTCTGAAGTATCTTCTAGTCCAGGATCCGAGTTGCTAAAGCCAGATCGAGTCGTCTGAGTAGCCGAAACGATCGGTACATTATTCTCCACCGCCAAGCCACGAAGTTCCTCAGCAATTGCTTTGATATAGGTATATGAGTTGACATTCGCACCTGCCTTGATTCGAGCCGACGCACAAATATTTAGATAGTCAACAAAAATAATATCTGGACGGAAGTTCTTTTTCAGAGCCAGATCGTTAATCAATGCACGGAAGTGAGCAGGATTCGCAGACGCAGTTGGATATTCCTTAATGATCAACTTACCCTTGACGGAAGTCTTAATTTTACTCATACGTTTCTCATACATGTCTTTCGGCATGTTCATGAGATCATCAAGAGAGACGTTGAGAAGATTCG